CCAGGGTATTTGGAACTGTTATCAAAAAGTTATAATTAGTAATATACCCAAATGTCCGAATTATACCTATTCAATAAATTATTGATAGTGTATACTTAAAATATATAAAGAAAAGAATATACTGAATAAAGGTTTTTAAAAGATATCCTATATATTATATATAAAGGAAAATGGGAAAATTAGATTATTTGTTGGTTTTAGCAATATGCTCAATTAAAATTTTATACATCTCATCAAGCTTTGACTCTTGACGATTTCTGTATTCAAGAGAGTCAATTCTTTGCTCATCTAAAGCAGCCTCTAATCTATCAACCTGGTCTCTTAAACTTGATCCAGAATTTGGCTTAAGCTCGCTTAGGTAGTGTTTTACAAGCCACTTAATTGCAAAAGCAATAGATGAAACAATCGTAAGGATTGCAACAATTAACGAAGCCCAATCTTGAATTGTCATAATGAGATTAATTATATCATTATTTAAGACTACTCAGCAGTTATGTAAGTACCGTTGATATAAACATGGGTTGCAGTTGTTAGTGTTACTGGGCTACCCTGCTTAAAAATTGCTTCCATAACTGGAGAGTTTGCTCCACCAGATTGTTTAATGTAATGCAAGTCAAGTACTGATGTATTTGCTAAATGATCTGCTTGCAAAATAGCGTGTCCTACATTGTCTGGGTTAGCAGTTTCATCAAAAAGACACCATGACTGGAAATGATTCATTGTTCCAGAAAGTGGTGCAAATGGAAGCGCTGTCTTATATTGTCCAGTACCAAAATTTGTAACGGTAGCCATATCAATTTCAATGAAGAAGGATACCATACGACCATTCTTAACATAATGTGAATTATATGTTGGATGTGTAGAGTCTGTTCCAGTAAATGCTAAACCAGTTGCTGTAAAGTTTGGAGTCCATCTTGTGACTTCTCCATTACCGCCAACACCTATTGCTGTTGTTATATCTCCAATAGTTGCAATTTGACTATCTGCGTCATCTGAACTTCCAAGGAATTCTCCAATTGCTCCATTAAGAACAACTGACTGCCCATTAGACTTAATAGACATATTTACGTCTTCAGTTACAAGTTCTCCACCAAGTACTAGAGCACCATCTTCACCTGGACCATAAATCTTTCCATCGGTTTCAAATCGCCATTCGTTTGTAGAAGTTGGCTCAAATATAAACGTGTATTGTGTTGATGGTTCAAAGACTGCTCCACTTGCTCTAACTGTAAGTAATCCTGGTTCTGGAGAATTGAACATCATATAGTTAACAACAAAATCAGTACCGTCAACATTTACAATAGCACCATAAGATATATCTGCTGAATCACTTGTTATAAAATCTACAGAACTTGCGCTATTGGTATTTAGGTATGTATTTGTAACAGTTGCTTTTCTAGTGTTTATAGAAACATCTCTAGTGTAGTCAGAGACGGTTACATTGTTCATTTCTCCACCAATAATTAAATCAGCACTAGAACTATCAATGTCTCCACCTGGACGAATATGAATATGGTTTGGACCAGTAGGATCAATAATTATATATTGGTCTGAATCTAAAGTGCTGTCTGGAACAATGTGAATTGTGTCACTAGTACCGTCCCCAACAGATCCTTGAGGGTTTGATATATATCCATCTGCAGGAAGGTTAAACCTACCTTCTGTATCCATTGACCAGTTTCTATTTATAGTGTCATAATTAGAGGTAAATCTAATGCTAGCGGTTGATCTTTGGGTAAGAGTATCATTAGCATAAAGATTGATTTCATCAGCAGATGTAAGGTTGATATCTCTAGTACCTGTGGTTGTTAGGTTGATGTCCATGTTCTGAGCATCAAAGTTCATCTCATTATCATCATAGTCCATCTTGATTGTAGAAGCATGAGCAGAATAAATATCAATATTAGAAACTGTTGTATCTTCGCCAACTGGCATATCAAGAATGTATATTGTTATGTCTGTTCCGTTAGTACCCCAGCCATCAATTATTCCTGGTGTATTACTATTGATTGATATTCTACGATTATAATCTCTTAGATCGTCATTAAGATAATTTACAACCTGAGATGCTCCAGTTAAAGCAAGTTGGCTAGAATTATCTCCTGTTGATGTCCAAGTAGCGGTAGCCCAAACGGAATCACCAAATGTTTGATCAGTTTGATCGTCATATAATCTAAACATTCCACTGTCATTGCCTGGGTGTAGTTCAATTTCTCCACGAAGTGTTACTTCATCTCCACCATAAGCCTTAAGTCTCATAGCACTGTCACGAACTTCTAATGTGTCACCTGAAAACTCAAAGTTGCCGTGGTTATCTGTTCCGCCACCAGTGTTAGTAGAAAATATATCCCACTCTTCAGTATTACCAACTGGATCTGCTAAACCACCACTTGATTTTGCAATGTATAAATTATTATCACTTCCTCTTACAACCGCAAGATCTGTAACATATCCATTTCCTGAAACATAGTCTCCTAGATATACAAGTCCGCCAGAGCCATCTGCTCCGTCAGCACCGTCTGCACCATCGGCACCATCGGCACCCTTTGCTGCTAGTAAATTCCAAATGAATCCTTGTGAAGGTGTGTCTCCAACATTTCCACCATTTGCATTAGCACGATACCAAAGTTGTCCACCATATGTTGCAAGATCTCCAACGGCATATGATGCTCCACCATTGTATTCTCCAGTATAATTCCAAAGAGCGTCTGCTCCATCTGCACCATCGGCTCCGTCTGCTCCATTAGTACCATTTGTACCGTTGGTTCCATTAGTTCCGTTTGTACCATTAGTACCGTTAGTTCCTGCAGCACCTGTATCACCCTTGAAGCCTGTAAGTTCAACGGCATTCATAACAGGACCTGCTGCTTCACCAAATGTCCAGTTACCACCAGTAATAGATGTAACACGAGCAGAGTAGTTATATGTACCTGCTTCTACATCGTCAATAAAATTAATTGCAAAAGGAACATTCTCAGATGCACTAGATGATTCAAGTTGAATGGGGTTTCCAATTGCTGTATTTCCACGGAATAGATTAAGTCTTAACCAAGAACCACCAGCAGCATTCGCACCTTCACCAGTTACAGAAATTTGTACAGGAGCACCAGTTGTAGTAATATTAAGATCAATAATTGAATTTGGTGCAGATGAGATTGTCTGCTGTGAGCCTGCTACTTGTACATAATTAAGGGCTGCGCCACCATTATTTGATGATCCACCACCTTGGGTAAACCGTGCCATATTAGTTTCCTGACTCTAGGCTTGTCTTAAGAACTGCTATCTTTGATCCATTTGTATTGGAGATTGCATAAAGTGCATCCTTGCCTGACAACTCAATTGACCAAGCATTATTTGGTGAAATACGATATCCGTAACTTAAGGTTGTAACACCTTCTCCGCCAATATAAACAATGGCTGTAGAGTCGGTATTTTGAATAGTAATATCCAAACCAGAGTGTGTTCCGCTTGGTGTTAGTAATGTAGCAGAAGAACTGCTAAGCGTGGTGAGTGAGTGTTGTGTCATATTTGTATTATACCAGTATTCTAAACTAAATTATCTTTTAAGTTCGGGCGGGGCCTTTAAGCCGTCGCCGAAATAGAAGATATACAAACCATCCCCTAGACACATATGGATTGACCAATCCAAGCATGTCTGATACAATGGATTTACTATGCGTGATCAACTCAAAAATATTCTAATTGGCAGCTTGCTAGAAAAATTAAAAATCCATCACTCTGTCTATAGACTTCCGTGTACCTCCGAATTTCTAGAAGAGTTGGTTTCTGATGCCCTAAGCGAAAACGGTATGGAAAACGACTGGAAGCCTGATAGAAGCCATAGCGTCAGTATAGACATGACTTTAGAGTCAGGAACGTCCATTAGCGTCAAATCAGGAAGATATGATCCAATTAAGCATACTCTAGTTATTAGCGGTTCCCGCTTGGGCAAACATGAAACATTAGAGAAAATGGTAGAGTCTGTTGCTTCTACACATGCTGATTATTATGTGTGTTTAGCAAAAGCAGACCAGGATTGGTCTCATATCCCGTCAAAAAATGACGTAAAAACCTATTACCTATTTGTCTTTGATGCTACCAAACTAGATTACTCTATTGAGCATTGGTCTAGAAAAGATTCAAAGCATGGATCTGGATACAAATATGTAATGGAGATACCAGGAATGTCTGCTACTATACGTCCTACTATGTCTCATCAATTGTGGACTACTGTCTCTTGTGATATCATTGATATACCGTCCAAATTGGAGATAGTATGAGTGATGCTAAGCCTTGGGATTTAGTTAACGGTTCACCTCGCAGTCCAGAAGAGCTTGAAAAATATCGTTTAGAAATATGCAGAAGCTGTGAATGGTTTCGTCCAAAACAGCAAACATGTAAGAAGTGTGGCTGCTTTATGAAGCTTAAGACAAAAATTGAAAAAGCTAAGTGTCCAGTGGGAAAGTGGTAGTCTATGTATGTTAAGTTTTATTGTGAAGATGCTAGAGAAGATTTTTTAGAGCCTAATAGCGTAGATCTATTTTTGGTTCATCCCCCATTTTTTTATACACCTAAAAAGTATGGTGGAGAAATCACTTTGCAGCTCAATAATACAGCAGATGAAGAAGAATACCATAATGCAATAATTAAGTCTGTAGAGTCTATGGGTAGAGCTCTTTCTGAAGATGGCAATATTTTACTTTTGCTTCCCAACACTGAGAACTCTTTTAATATTATTTCACAAATTACAAACAGTCCAAACCTTATAATCTTTAAAACTCTTTTCTGGACATATGAAAGAGATTATCATTTAGTACATGATGGAAGACAAACAAACCTCATCCTTCAAATACGTAAAAATACAAATTTTAAATATCCAATAAAAGGCTTAAAAAGTTTAGTAGTTGACATACCATGGAACATCATAGATGATGATTTGCTCAAATATCATAATGCAGGGCTGTTTGTAGCCGATGCTTTTCCTATAGCCTTGTCTGATTTTCTTATACCGTTTTTTTCCAAAGAAGGAGATACCGTTGCAGACATATTTGGTGGAACGGGTACCACTGCTGTATCTGCTTTAAGGTATAATAGAAAAGCAATATATAATGATTCATCTTCAGAACAATTTGAATTGGCCAAGATGAGAGTTAATGATATAATAAAAGAAATAGAAAAGGATATAAAAATGAGCGAGCAAGAAGTAATTAACTTTATGGTAGAAACAATTAATGAAACAAACCGTTTGCTTTGTGAGCAAGCTGGAATGGATAAGGCACAGATTGATCAGCAGATTGAGCAGAGCAAGCCTTCTATGACACTAATCGTATCTGGACTTTATGCAAAGATGAAAGAGGCGAACCTACTTGCCTAAATACACATATAAAGCAGTTAAGCCTGTAGTTGAAGAATCATATATGCAGCATACTGGCATAAATGTTTATGAAGCTTTAGGCAATGTGGATTTTGATAAGGTTAAGGTTGTAGTTGATGCAAAAGATATATACGAAGCAGAAGCTGTTCGCAAAGGTGTTACAGATATTCGTATGTGGGATCTAGAGTCAGAGGAATAAATGAAAGTCAATAAGATATCCCCTGACATTTATGAAGTTGAAGACTTTATTACCGAAGAAGAACAGCAGCAGGTTCTAGAGTTTGCAAAATCATTAAAAGAAGAAGATTGGTGGATATCCATCTCTGAAGATTATAAAAATGGATTTTTCTATGGCAAACAATATAACGGAGAAAGACCTTTAGTCTTTAATGAAATAGATAAGAAGGTTAAAGACCTTTTTGAGAATTTGCTTTATGTTGGTAACGTTGCACTTCAAAGATATAAAAAAGAAGCAAAGATGCAAACTCACAGAGACTACTGGCTCTATGAAGAACCATATCATATTCGTTTTGGAATATGTATTTATTATAACGATGAATACGAAGGTGGAGAGCTTGAATACCCTGAGTTGAATATAGTCCATAAGCCAAAGGCAAGATCTTTAGTTATGCATGGTGGAAACATACTTCATTCAAATCTTCCAGTTACTAGCAATGATGAAAGATATTTTTCTACATGCTTTGTTCAAGGTTCAAAAGAAAGCCCAGTAATACTAAACCAAGATTTATTTAGAGAAGTGGAAGAGACAGATGGAACAATTTATAGATAAAAGAGACTTTATTCATTCATCAGATGCATTTGCACTTGACATTCTAGGATACAAGAAAAATGGATACTATGTAGAGATGGGGTCAGCAGATCCAATTATCAACAACACTACATATAAGATGGAAACAGAGTATGACTGGAAAGGCATAGGCTTTGATCTTGATCAAGAGCTTGCAGACAGTTACAATAGTGTAAGAAAGAATCCATGCCTACTTGAAGATGCGACCAAATTTAACTACCTAAAGTATTTTGAAGAAAATAACTTTCCAAAGCAGATAGACTATCTTCAAATTGATATTGAAAGTCCTATGGATCAAGGTGGTCGTCCTAGAGCACCAATTGGTCAGCCACTAAATGGATTGATTGCATTGCCATTGTCACAATATAGATTTAGTGTTATTTCATTTGAGCACGAATATCTTATTCATTATAAGAATGCGAGCTTACGTGATGCACAAAGAGAGATCCTTAATAATCTTGGATACTCGCTAGTTTGTAGATTACCACATGAAGACTGGTGGGTTGACTCTACAGTTATCCCTTATGGTACCTATAAGTGGTACTCACGGTTTGAAGCTCCTTAAAATTCTTTGTCCTGCCAGAGAATGTCTCTACCCATATTGTCTGTTTCTACAATAGGAGTTGATTCGGTCTTAGCTTCGCAATCCTTACATACCGTTTCTGAAAAAGTTTTTGTTGAGAGGTTTGCCCATGCTTGCTCATCTACCTCAAGCCAGTTTTCAAAGTTGTCTAATATACCCATGATTTCTATTATACACGAAATCTGAAAAATTTTGTAAAAACCAAAATGGCAAAAATCTGAATATTTTTTAAATGTGTATGATGCATATAATGAGAAAATAAATATAAAAACAATAGTGAGCACACTGCAGTAGTGCCAGCAATAAAATAAATACTAGTGGCACCCACTATCCTATTTGTTTTGAGATAGTAGTGCCACCCCCTACCATGTGGGTAGTACCTACCTAGTGGGTACCCCTTGCAGGTATCCATCTATTGACAAGATGTCGCATGTAATTTTTACACGCTGGTTAGGTAGTAGTGTTGATCCAAACAATTCTATAAAGTCATAGACCTCTTGCTTAGTCATGAGGTTAATGTTGCGAGTGTTACCTGACATAGATGTGATAGTTACTTTCATTTAATTTCCTTTAGTAGTGCATAGACATGGTGATATTGTTATTGTGTTACCCTGACGGATAACGGTTGCAAGCGTATTGCATGAGTCGCATAGGTATAGATTCATTGAGTAGCACCTACTAGCAATAGTAGGCCTACTGGCAAGATGATCAAGCATAGGGCGGTTAGCAAGCCCTCTAACTCTTCTGTAAAGATATATTCTATCTCTGAGATAATTCTATTTAGCATGTTATTTAACCTCGCTTGATAGTGAGAAGTCTGAGGTATAACGATTTAATTGGAATACCGCACCATTGGTGCAAGTGACCTGCATTGCAGATCCGTTCCATTTCTTAATAGATGAAACGATACCTGACTTAACAAGGTTAGAATAGTTAGACATGGTGATTGTGTCACCTATCTTGATTGAGTTATATAGTGTAGTCATTTGAGACCACCTTTCTTTAGTAGTTATTTAATCTTATTTAATTTTGTATAGTAGAATACTAGCACACAAAACCCAAAAAGTCAAGTCCAAACACGGCGTGTCGCATGTGATCTACACCACACAAAAACCTCGGGCCCCAAAAGTTATCCACAGGCTTATCCACGTGATGTACGTCACATCCCATTTTACGCTCAAGTTATCCACATGACGTAGGTCACAAATCAAAATGTCCGTTTTGGTATGATTACTGGCTAGTAGATGTCAGACCCCTGTGTTACACTTCTAGGTATAGAAGGTTGAAAAAGAAGTAAGCCTCTTAAAGAAAGGAATTCAAATGAATTCACTAAATAATAAAATGTACAATCTCCGTTGGTCTGGAGAATTTCCTAAATATAATTATTCATCTACTAACCTAGGTGGACTTTTCCTATCAGAAAAAGAAATTAACGACTATCTTGAAGAAAAAGTTTCAGATGGTTGGGTTGTTCTTGAAACTTCAATCAAGGAGGTAAACTAATGAACATGAAAGAATACCAAAAATTCGTAAATGATAAGCGTGCATTCTCACGCATTGACGCTATGGCAATTCTTGCAAATGCTAAAAAGCAAAATGAACTTATCCATTCTCAAAAAGAAAATGAGGACAACTAATGAGCGCTATTTATGCACTTAATTCCGTATGCGGAAAAAACACTTTCTATGTAGATGCGTTTGACGTAAACTTTAACCCTGAAGGGGCTATTTGTTGCGACAATTGCAATTCAATTTTAATCTGCCGTCAGGCGTGGGACTACCTATATAAGGAGGTAAAGTAATGGATAAAAAATATGAAATGATCAAAACAATTAATGCCCTTGCTGAAAAGCAATATGGTGAACACTCTAGAACTTTTCTATGGGGTGCTGCTAGAACTTTTCTTTCTGAGAAAGACTTAACAATAATTCTTGAAATGCTAAATGAAAAAGAAAGTGAGATGTTAGAACAATGAAAGATGTTTTTGAATTTGAAAAAGCTATTCAACTAGATCACCTTAATCTAGAACAACTAAAAGAATTAGAAAAAATTCTAGACAAAATAAAATAAACTAAAGGTCTAAAAAACCTCGGGCCTTTAGACTTAAAGTATACACAGGCTTATCCACAGGGTTAAGATGACCAGTCTTAGACCCCCCAACCTAGGACCAGTCATATATGTGACGCACTTCACATTTCCCAAATGTCCGTTTTGCCCTAGTTTATGGTGATAATCTACTTGACATAATATGAGTCAATGTCAGACCCCCCTGCTATAATTCTAGGTATAAAGAAAAACAAGCGGTAAAGAAATCCGCAAAGAAAGTAGTTCTCATGAACTCACTAAACACAATATGCCAAGAGCATAAGCCATTCGTCCCTGCTATCTCAGAAGTTGGAGATGAGCAATTTACATTCTGCATGGAATGTGAAAACAATATCTCTCGCTATTATGGCGATCATGATCCTGAGCGTCTGCCAATGTGGACTGATTGGTACTTAACTAAGTAAGTGACCAAGGTCACACTTAGAATGTCCTAAATGTCCAAATTTGGATTGGCTAATGTCAGTCCAATCTGCTAAAATAAATATATAACCAAAAAGAAAAGAAGGTGGCAATATGTCAGCCAATGTATACAATGTCCAGACCCTACTAGTGGGAACAGAATACAATTCTGCAACGCTTAAGGGTAAAATCGTAAGTGCAGAGCCACACCCAAAAGCCGTATGGTATGAGGGTTGTGAGTCTTATCTTGTAGAGGTTAAGCCTGCTACTGGATTCACTAATTCGTTTCGTACCGTTGCAGTAAAGGTAGGTGCATAATATGTACAAGATCAAACTAGAAACTTTCAGCGGAGAAGTTAAAACAATCTCTCTACCGTCAAAAGGTGCAGTTGCACAATTCGTCAATGAATACCCCAACACTTTACCAGTTGGCGTATCAGTCAAAGTCGCTTGCGACACTTTAGGAATTACTGGAACACTAAGAGGAAAGGCTACACTATAATGACAAAGATCTACCACTCTCTCCAATTCGTAACTGAGTTAGATGAAACTCATCCAATCGCTCAGCAATTGCTTGCACTGCCAACAATTGACCAAGTTACTATGCTTGAGTCAATGCTAAAAGAATTGCTTGCTCCACGAATTCAGCCAATGCTTGACACACTCAATGAAGGCAATTCATATGCAACGCTAAAGGTGGCAGAATAATGCCAATGACTAGAAAAGACTATGTAGTTATTGCAGAAATTCTAAACACTTTCAAAGATGAAATTGAAACGGTAACTTTTGAAGATTTAATAGATGAATTTTCAGACATGTTCAAGGCTGATAATCCAAATTTCAAATTTGATAAATTTTATGCAGCCTGCACAAAGACAGAAGCACAAGAGTTAGAACTCATGCAATCTGGCACACGATACAATAAGAATCTATAAGGAGAAAACAATGAGCAGAATTATCACAACAGTTGTACAAGTAATTTTATTTCTTGGAGTGCTTGCTTGCTTAAGTTTAATGTGGCAAGATTTAAAAGCTGATCTGCGTGAAATGAAAAATGATTTACTAAATAAAAAATAGTCAACCATGGCTAACGGGAAATCCTGAGCATGATTTAAAACTGCTTGAAATTTCAACTAAATTTTGGGGCCGAGGCTTTATCCACAGGTTATCCACAGGGCTTTACGTTGTGATATTACTCACACCTAAATTTTCTCATATTTTGAGATTAAAGTACTTTAAGAGTTGCCCTTGTCAGCCCCATAGTGTAGGATTAAAATATATCAACAGAAAGAGGTAGCCCCTATGAACGAATGTAAAGTGTGTTTTGCTCAGCGTATGAGTATCTCAGCAATATCTATTAAGCCTAGTGAACTATGCGACCCACACTATCGTGATTGGGCAGACGAAAAGAATATGGGTGAATACTTTGGGTAATATGATTGAAGCCCTATGCGTGGCTTGTAATGAAAATATACATATAGATGGATTCTATTGCTGGAGTTGTGGAATTGACGTTCACTACTCAGAGATGTTAGACTCAGAACTTACTTTAGATTGGACAGAATAAATGGAATATAACTACTCACTCACCACTTCATATGACGGCAACCTTGTCAATACCCTGCGAAGTGCAAATATGCTAGAAGTTGTAAATGCATGGAATAAGTGTGTAGACTTTGGCGATGCTAAAGACTATGCAACCTACAATATGTCAGACCCTATGGGTAAAATGTACACCAAGGTATTTTTTCGTGACGGAAAGGTAAGTGTAAAATAATGGAAGGCTTAATTCTCTGGGAGCATAACCCTACAAGAAGTTTTATTGCAGACTTAACGGAAGATGAAATAGATTTGCTTAATGCAGATATACAGGATGCTATTGACGGAGTAATGGAAGATTGGGGAAATAAGTAATGGGATCAGTAACAGCGTTAGGTATCCAGGATACAGTATTGGATTTGGAAACACAGATTCTTTATCACCTAAAGGGTAATCACTATCCTCCAGTACCTGCAGAAATGGTCGCACCATGTATTGAGGCTATTGACGCTTACTATGAAGAGGACTATGATCGCATGATTGATATGCCTATGGTTGGTGACTTTCAGATTACCTATCGTGGCTCAACACAGGCACCTGCAAGAGCAATTATTCAGCAACACCACCTACACTTTTGGCTGCCAGAGGAGGAATACTAAAATGAGTGATACAATAAAAGTTATGGAACTCATAAAAGCTGACGTACTAACTGCAGATGCATTAGAGATTGGTGATCTTATTTCTTTTGACGATGATATCGTTGAAGTAATTTCTATTGACGTTGATTCTACTGGTGACGTGTACAGTATTGAAGTTAGCAACGACTTTGGTGAAACAACAACAGTTGACTTTGCATTTGATGAAGAAGTTGACTGGTACGTTTACTTAGACTAAAAGTCTGGGGCCCGAGGCCCATGTGATCTACCTCACAATTAAGAGATTTGATATTTTTCCCCATATCTGCTAAGATTATTATATGAGCCAGAAAAAGACCCCTGAAGAGTTACGTATCCTTATGGAGTTACGTAGATCTAATGCTGCCTCCGCTATTCCAAATAAAAAGAAATATGACAGAAAGAAATGTCAGTCCTACATGTTACAATTAAAGAAAGAAAGAGGCCCCCTTAATGACTAAGTTAATTAGAAGTAAAGATCGTAAAGTAGCAAATATTGTTACCCCTAATGGTAAGCAGGCTAGCATGGCTAATACCTTTGGTCTTCCCGCAGGAAAAGCTTACTCATGCCCTGGCGCTACTAGTGTGTGTGAAAGTGTATGCTATGCAGGAAAGTTAGAAAAGGTATTTCCTAGTGTAAAGAAAAATCTATTGCACAACTGGGCATTGCTCAAGGATGAAGATCTGCAGGGTATGTATACTCTACTTTCAGAAATGGTAGCAGAGTTCAAATCAGAATGCGTAAAGCGTGAGGCACCTATGCTATTTCGTATCCACTGGGACGGAGATTTCTTTAGCGATGACTATGCACAGGCATGGCGACTAGTTATTGAAGAACAGCCAGATATTCAATTCTGGGTATATACACGTGTTAACTCTGCAGCGCTTATTCTTAAGGATATTGCTAATCTATCTTTATACTATTCTACAGATAGCGAGAATAAGTCTATTGGCCTTACCCTGAAAAAAGATCATGGCGTAAAGCTTGCATATCTTGCTAAGAATTTTGCCGTAGGGCAGGCAGACATGAAAGAGATGATTGGGCGCCCTGGTGCTAAGTGCCCTGAGAACAAGAAGGCTATTCCCCTTATCTCTCAACAGGGCTCCGCTTGCGTATCTTGCTCATTGTGTGTATACTCAAAGAGCGACATTGTATTCTCAGCCACGAAAAAGTGAGGGGATAACTATGGACATATATGTAGTCTTATCCTTAATAGGGCTATTATTGTTCATCCTAAAAAATAAATAGTGTGACCTAGATCACAGTCCAAATAGTGAGATTTCTAGGAAATGGATTTGATATTTCTTAGATTTTTTGCTACACTTAATATATCAACAAAAACAAAGGAGAAAGAAATGACAGTAGCAGTATCAACTTACAAGGTAGGCGACCTCTATACTTCACAGAAGTCAAAGGTCACAGGCACAATCTTGGAGATCGCCCCTACCGCTAAGGACACAGTTCGTGTTAAGTTAGATGTAAATGGTCAGGTGCGCTGGACAACTTGGAAGGCGCAGTAATCTAGTCCAACGAAACAGGGGCAGTTTAGAGAGTGTTCTCGCCCAATGTCGTAAGTAAGAACTCTCACCCTACGGGGTAAATGTCAGTCCCATCTACTATAATATAAATATCAACCACTACAGAAACGAGAACACCACATGGCAACAAGAGGAAAAGCAATCTCAGTAAAGATCGCAACACCAAAGGTAATCAAGGCACTAGAAGGCTCACTTGCTAAACTAGAGTCAGACTACGCATCACAAGAAGCCAACGAAGCAAAGTATAAGAAGGCTTATGAGAAGTATCAGAAGGAAGTTATTGCTTATGCTATTGCAAATGTCAAGAAGGCAGAAAACTTCCGTACAAACTTTCGTTCATGGAACGGAACACTTAACATTGACTTTGACCTAACAGGTCTTACAGAGTCAGACTTGCCAAAAGAGCCAACTAAGGACTATGTAGTTATGCACCAACACTCATACTTAGAACAGAAAAACGAAATTGCAAACGCAATTCGTATTCTAAAGATGACAGATGAAGAAGTTGTAAATACTTCTACATACAACGCAGTAGCCCGCTATCTCTAAAACTTTGGGGGGCAACTTAAAGTCCTGAACCCAAACGACCTGAGTAAGTCGTAAAACTGCTCACACAATTAAACCACCACTACAGAAAAGGAAATAAAACAAATGTCACTAAACGGATACACATATCAACTAGGCGATCTATTCACAACAAGCAAGACAGGTGTCACTGGACGAATCACTAACTTCACACCAATCAACAACAAACTAACTAGAGTTTCATTGAAACTTGCAAACGGTGCACATCGTTTTGCAATGGTGAAGACCTCTAAGTAAATTTAGTAGGGGGCTACTAATAGATCTGAGCATATCTATAAACTGCTCATCCAGCTCCCCGCACAAATGGGGCCCCGAGCCCATGTGACCAAGATCACACGTGTCTTTACGAGGGATTAAAATAATGTCCAATTTTTCCCATTTTTACTTATCCTGATTTGCATTTGTCAGTCCATACTGGTACACTTAAAATATCAACAAACAATAAGGAGAAAACTCATGGCACATGACCTAGAAATACAAAACGGTAAGACCTCTTTCGCATCTTTCCGTGAACCTGCTTGGCATGGATTGGGTACCGTCTTTACAGAAGAAAAAACCACCACAGAAATGTTAGAGGCTGCAAACCTCAACGGTTGGAATGTTCGTCTTGAAGATATGCCAATTCCATCACACCTTACATCAGATAAGGAATATCAGTACGTAGTACGTACCAATCCTACAGAAAACACACAGACAGATATTCTTGGTGTCGTAGGTGAGCGCTATCACGTATTGCAGAATGAGGATCTATTCTCATTTGGCGATAACATTCTAGACGGTGGAGGCCGTTGGGAGACTGCTGGCTCAATCAAGGGTGGACGTGTTGTCTTTGGTGCCCTAGCACTAGAGCGTGAGACCGTTCTTGACCCTAACGGTGTTGCAGATAAGGTAAAGACTTATTTGCTCATCAACACATCACACGATGGCTCAATCGCAATTCAAGCAAGCATAACACCAGTGCGTGTAGTGTGCGCTAACACTCTCAATCTTGCACTTAATCAGAAGAAGCGCAAGGGTGGCGTTAAGCAATCATTCAAGATTCGTCACACGCAGACTGCCAATGGCAAGGTGCAGATCGCACGTGAGACTCTTGGTCTTGCTAATGCTTACATGGATGAATTTGATCTCATGGCTAAGGCTATGATTGAGAAGGAAGTCAGCGCTAAGACTTTCTACGATATCATTCTTGCTGCTTATCCTAAGCCTGAAAAGGATTCTAAGGGTTCAATCAAGAAGTGGGAGAACAAGGTAGATATCATCAACGATATTTACACTGGCGAATTCAATGGCATGATCGCTGGTAATGCGTGGGGAGCATTTAACGCTCTTACAGAACGTCTTGATTGGTACCGCACATCACGTGGTGGTAACAATGAAAGCATGTTGGCAAGTGCAAGTGGATTTGATCCTGCTATCAACGCAGAAAAAAATCGCTTGCTAAAGGTTGTACAGAATACCTTGCAACTGGTATAATAAAATAATCCTGAGCATGATGTAAAACTGCTCTCTGGTCTGTTAGCTCAGTTGGTTAGAGCGCTACCCTGTCACGGTAGAGGTCGTGGGTTCAAGTCCCATACAGATCGCAAGCGTAAATGGGGCCCCGAGCAAAATTGGACAAATTGGACATTTAAGAACTAAGATAAATACTCACAGATTCTTTTATTAAGAGGACTTGCTTTTTTTCGCAGATTCCTGTAAAATTAATATCATGACTACCACCTACAAACCATACACAATATCAGAACTCGTAATGGAAATTTATGAGGACAACCTATCGCACTTTGAATTTGAGGAGAACATGGGGGGAGACCCTTGCGATTGTAATCTCCATATCACTATGAATACTATTATGCAATATTGGGGAGAGTAATGTTAGGTTATGATAAAGAAGAGTTAGATGCTATGACTCTAGCAGTTGAGTCTGCTCTAACTACCGTCAACTTTGACGATGATCCATGGCTACATACAAACCTTCATAACACAGTTACATTCTTGCAAGGCCTATGGGCAGAAGGGTACTTTGACTAATGTGGACTAAGCATGAATATATTTGTACTAATTGTGATACCCTTTTTGAAATCACAACTACTAATAGCCTGGTGATTCAACCCAACTGTATCTGTGACCAGCCTAAGATTATTAGGATAAACAGATATGATGTGACGGAAGTCACAGAACATCACCTTGATATTATTGGTGAGAGCCACTATACTTGATATATGGACCTAAATACATTAAGAGAATACATAAAAATTCACAGAATCTCATTGGAGCAAGATCTAGAGGACGCACGTGAAGGAGTTGAAATTCCTGATGATGAGTACTTTGAATCAGACGCCTATTACGAGGGAGCAATCGCTACCTGCGAACACCTATTGGAGTATATAGATGAACACAACTAAACTACCACCTCACCTACAGTACCTTGTGGATATTGGAGAGTCAGGCACAGACATCTTGCATGGCAAACTTAAAGGCCTAATGCTAGAGGCTGAGGAGGCCTGGGGTAACAATCGCTATAACCCAGAAGGTAAGTACCATGAAGGTCAGCTTGACGCTTATGCCAAGGTATATGAATTAACATACCAGTTAGCATTTGCTATTGCTGATCGTGCTAAGTTGACAAACTAATAGCATTCCTGTATTATTAATATAAACCACCAAGTAGAAAGAAAACACCATGCCAAACTGGGTATATAACGGACTAACTGTAGAAGGTCCAAAGTCATCTGTACTTAAATTAAAGTATGAGGTAGGTAAGCCTATCTATGTTCCCGTCCTTGATTGGGAGACAAACGAGGTAGAGGTCAAACTAACTGAGAACCCTATCTTCTCTTACTGGAATATCATAGCGCCTACTGATCTAGATACATATCCACTTCAACAGTCTGATAATGGCAATGACTGGTACAAATGGAATAACTTTAACTGGGGTGTTAAGTGGGATGCAAGCAGTGTTAATTTACAAGATGAGGCTCCTAATGGTGAGTCTTACGCAATTCATTACACATTTGAATCCCCTTGGGGAATTCCAGATGAGGCTTTAATTAATCTATCATCTCAGTACCCTGATTTGTTATTTACTTTAACATATGAAGAAGAAACAGGTTGGGGTGGGGAATGTGAGTTCCTCAGAGGTGAACAACTTGACGGCATGGAATACAATTGGAAATGTCAAGAGTGCGACTACATGCATGCAGAGGACCCTAATGACTTATACATGGAAGAGCACAATGAGTTGGTCTGCCCTAAATGTCAGTGGCCAGTGCTAGAATTGATGAACACACCAAAGGAAGAGGCAAAATGAAAACGGCAGATAGAGATAAACTACACAAATGTCTAGAGATCTTACGTGGCACAGAACTAGGCCTACCTATGGTCTGGCTATGGACATGGAACACCATTGTAGATGTACTAGATGATGAGTCATATCACGCAGATGTAAATCTTGACACTGTATGGACAGGTCTAGTTGAGGCAGTTGCCGCAGGTAAGGGCTTTAGCCTAGAGTATGGTTCAGAGCAACACTATGACGATGTAGTAGAGTGGATGTTAGAAAGCGGATACATCTTGGACCCTGTTGACATCAACGATGACATTTGATACAATTAAATAACACTACACGAAAGGAAACACCATGCCAAAATACACCATAACCGCAAGCAGAGAAGTCTTTTATGAATTTGACATCATTGCAGATAGCAAAGAGGAAGCAATTCAAGAAATGCAACGCATTGACTTATTTGAAAATGCTGAGGACTATGCCTATAACTGGGCACCACTACAAGTAGTTTCAGACGAAGAAAAGGAAGACTAATGCTAGGATTTCTAATTTCAATGTTTATTGTTATAATTGCTTTAGGCGCTATCGCAGGCGGACTAACTGGATATACTGGGGAGATGAAATAATGGGAGCACGTATTCACTATGTATTTAAAGATGTAGAGGCTGCAGTAGGCGAACCAGCTTCCCACGTGGTCCTATATAGCCACTGGGGTGAGACAGAATGGCAGCGGGATATAGCACAAGCGCTGCTACATGCAAAGCCTAGATGGAGTGATGCTAGTTACTTTACTCGTATGATCATTAGTTATCTTATTCAAGACTCTGTATTCAGTGACACAGGTTTTGGTATCTATGCTATTAATGATATTCACGAGGACCTAGGAGATACGACGGTAATCATTGATATCTCTAAAGAAACTATCATTGATCCACAAGGCAATGCCCTTGACTGGCAACTATTTATTGAGGCCTACTTGCCAACCGCTTTGACTGAGAAGGCAACCGTATAATCAGGTTGCATTGGAGGGAGCGCAATTTGTGGTGGGTTGCGCCCCTCCCCTTTTTTTGATACAATCTATATGAGGAGAACCATGAGAAAAAAACTAATCACCAAGGAAGAAAAGGTAGCACTACAACTCACCAACATACTTGCAGACCTACGCCTTGACCTTGACATGATTGGCAAGTATTTGGTACAGTTATCACCTAATGTAATTTACAATCGCCTGATCACACTAACAGATTCAGCACAAGCAGAGAAGGAAGACCAACACCATGACTACAACTACAGATCTCGCCACTAAGTGTGATGTACTAACAGAACTTTGGACAGTCCACTATGATAATGAATGGTTTGCCGATTTTATTGAGATAAATGATTTAGGTTTGCCACTTGCATATTTTATTTCCAACGGTATCGTAGAGACAACACCACTTGCTACAGAGATCATAGATAATACATTTGCTGATCTGCTAGAGCTTTTTGATGTTGAAGACACTGGGTTTGCATCCCTAAAGGAAATTGTAAAAACTTGACAAAAGCCCCTGTGGGGCCCCGAGGTATCAAACCATTCTATCAAACCTTATTACGATATGTCTATATTTTTCCCATTTTTTGGCATTACGAGACACCAAATTTTTTCTCCTATTCTAGACATTACGAGGCACCAAAAAAATTCTCCTATTCTAGCCTATCAAACCTTACTTGTCAAACCTTATATTAATCCATGTTATAATCTCTATATGGGAAGAAACTATTTTTCAAAGCATGGAGGACCTTACTTCATTAATGATGGTTTCACTAGACATTCTGACAAACCTTATATCAAACCAGATAAAGGTTTCTTTTACTTTATAGTAGCAGGGTTTGTTATTGGTTTATCTACTATAGGTACTTTTCTTTATCTTCTTTAATTCCCCCGCCACAACGTGTTAAATTATCCTGTCAGACATTACGAACCCCGCTAGGGGTCCCCGTTTTTGACGGGGGAGCTATACAAACCATACAAATTATCCCCTATAGAATAACAAACCATTTCTTCTGGTTTTCTTTTATTTATCAAACCTTTTCTTTTATTTTATATATATTTCTGGACAAATTTGGTCAAAATGTCTATGGTTTTTATATGGTTTTTAGGCTATAAAGGTTTGACAAAAGCAAGGTTTGGGTATATAATGCAGGGCTTAAGTAAAGGCTAAGGTTTGTTAAGTAAAGGTTTGGAGGTTTGGCATGGGCCTCTTAAAAACCCTGGACATTACGACGCCATTTGTCTAAGGGGCCAATCACCCACTTTCCTCCACTTTACTCCACGAAAACCACATCTAAAAAATATCAGTAAGATTTATTTTCCTATCAAACCCTATCAAACCACCCAATTCGGACATTTTATTTGCTATAAAACCAGGTTATTTATACATCTGGCTATGGGCTTTTGGGCTATCTGGGCTATGTTCTATAAGGGTTATTTACTATAGGGATTACGATCATTCTTGACTTCCCCCGCAAAATTTGAGATAATGGTTTGATGACTAAAGCATGCACTCAATGTAAGCAAATCTTTCCTGCTACAAGTGAATTCTTTTGCTGGGAGAGTAAGTCTAAAGGTAAGCTTAATGCTAGATGTAAGCCTTGCCTGTCTGAACGTAGAAAAGCCAATGCTGACTATATGCGTGAATACTCAAAGAAATGGCGTATGGTCAATGATGCTGATATTAAGAAGAAGAAAAAAATATATCGTCAAAAGAATAAAGATATTATTAAAGAGCGAAGCCGTATCTATGCTCAGAAATATCGTGAAGAGATTAAGAAAAGAAAAGCCATTGAGTATCAAAACAATAAGGAAAGATACAGGCAAAAGAGCAGAGAATATCACAAAAAGAATGCTGAGCGTAATCGTCAAAGAGTAAAAGAATGGGCAAAGAATAACCCAGATCAACATCGTGAAGCTAAGCTAAGAGCAGGTAGAAAGCGTAGGGCTGTCATAAAAGGTTCTCCTACCTCACCGTACACAGAAAATAATGTTATATCTACTTATGGCATTAACTGCCATATCTGTGGGTTAAAGATTGATTTATCCTTACCCCGCCAAGTTGGAAAACCAGGTTGGGAAAAGGGACTTCATATTGATCACTTGATTCCTATATCCAAAGGTGGTCCAGATACTTTAGAAAATGTTAGGCCAGCACATGGAAGATGTAATATAGACAAAGGCGCAACCATTTAAATATTAACCAATAGTGCCCGTGTAGGGCAGGGGGTGGTTTGTTACTTCTATATCGCCGCCGAACTTAAAACCAATTTTCGGCTTGACCTTACCAGCAAGATTTGAGATAATAGACTATGGATAAAAACCCTGTAGATTGGGACAAAAAGCTCCCTGAAAAGCACCTAGATGAATGCCATAGATGTGGTGATCTCATTGTCACAGATGACAAGACTGAGATTGTATTATTTATGATAGATCACTATGGCCCAGATGATGTTCGTAAATGTACTGCTCCTGAGCCATAAAGAATGATATCATCAAACCATGGATCTTTTCTTATACTGGATATATGGCATGCTAGGTATATCTGGTTTGTTAATACTTCAGGCTATATATTATCTTATTAAGGGTGAATAATATCATTCCCGCCAAATTTTAAATGATGATATAATCATTTGAGAAAAGAGGACAACATGGCATTTCCAGCAACTCGTAACTTTGACTATTATCGTGGTGATACATATGAATTTGATGTAGTATTAAAAAATAGCGATGGCTCTGATTTTGATTTAGATGCCTACGAAACCCTTGCATTTACCATTGGCACACAAAGAGGTGCAGGTGGAACAAAGACCACTGCTCTTGCTACAGAGGTTTTGCCATCTACTGTAAGATGCACCATTACCTCAACAGTAGGAAGAGGATTAGCTGCAGGTCAATATTTTTATGATGTCCAGATCACAGATACAGGAACAACACCACATACAATTAACACAGTTTTAACAGGCATAATGAATGTGGTAGATGATATAACTGGGGCAGGCTAATGCCACGTGTGGTGGTTCGTAAAAAAATACCTAGAACTATAGCTTATCCTGTTAGAGATGTAATAGTTGTAAAGCAGAAGGTTCCTAGAGTACTATCCTATGATGATAAATATATAGAGCCACCAGTACCATATATAGATGGTGGTACATTTGCAAACCAAGGTGCAATTGCAGATGCAGGTCTATACAATACATCTTCTTGGGAGATAGTATGGGATGGCGGAAACCCTTAATCTTATTGACTTACCCGTCAAAATAGGGTATGCTTGATACATGTGTAAGCACAAATGGTATATGCGTGAGCCAGGCATTCAATGTGTTAAATGCTTTATAGTGTGGGATATGAGTATGGAAACCGATGGTGAGTCGTCAGACTCATAAGGCGGTATTGTTTCTCTATTTCGCCGCCGAACTTAAAGACAATATGTTATAATGGAAATATGAAAGAATCTAAATGCTTTTTTTGCGACAAACAAGCTGCCTATTTTGATGTGGTACAGAAGGATTCTTCCTATATTATTGCAGATGTGTGCAATGGGCATTTAGTAATGGGATTATCTTCTTAGCCACTTGACGGTACCCTGCTACTTGGGGTATACTGTAATTATGAAATGTAAAGTTTGTGGCTTACTCAAAGAATCAGATAGTTTTTGGGAAAATCATCAAACAATGAGTAACGGACATATATGGTGTGTCAATAGTAAAAGAAAGGAACTATATGATTAATGTACTATTTCTTATTCCAGCATTTTTTATGGGGTATGTGGCATGCTATGTAGCAATGACGTATAAGGTAGACCAAGATTAAAGAGCCAAGCATTATGAAGATGGACTGGCGTAGCCTTGGCTATTGGCCTGTCTATAAAGAAGGCAAACTAACATGGGAAAAAGATGAATCAATACGAGATTCCTGATCCATTTACTGTATTTGTAGCTAACAAATATGCTAACTTTAAAGGATCTATGTATGATTTCTTTACTGGGGAGTGGTCTTATAGATGTGTATGTGACGAGGTTCTTTCTGCCCCATCCCGCAAAATTATGGTAAAGGTTAGACTATATCACACAAGAAATGAGTGCTTAAATGGATACTGAACAACAGTTTGATAATGAGTTTAATCTTGATGCTAAAACAAAAGAAATAGTTGATAAGATTAAGTCTGATGTAAAGCTAAAGTATGGAAATAAAAAACGGCATAGACAGTAATAAGTCAAACCAATTATCTATTGTTCTTGTTGCTAATGAAGCTATCTATAAATTTAAATCCTAATAAAGATTCATAACTTACTATTGATTCTTTTGTTGGTGCTCCCCAGTATCCTAGATATTCTCCAGTGAACATGTTAATTTGGTGAGTTTTTGCTTTTTCGTAATAATAATTAAAGATACTTCCTTTGTCACAGTTTCTCCAATCATATTCAGAAATTAACTTATTTTCTCTTATTTTATTCTTAGACCATACACATGATTCCCTAATGGTGAACATTCTATAACCTCTAGTACCAGCTCTAAATGACATATTGTTTTGATCTCCATCCCAAGGATTATATGGGTCAGATAATAAATCAGATAAGAAACTAAAATTAAAAAATAAAAATGCAGCGTGTATTAATCCATGTTCTTTAAAGATTTCATCTTCTTCCCATTTAGCATCACAACCCTCTACAAACCCATACACACTATATAAATCATCACCATTATCATTCATGGTTTTATTTGATGCATTTTTATTATTTCTAAATTCCAAGGTACAGTTCTCTTGATACCTTTCAAAGTTGTATGGGTCAACTATTTCTTTAGGATTATCAAACAGCATTACTTCTTTGTTAGGACCTTCAGCCCACCATGATGGGCTTGTACTTATTATTGGCTTATCATATAACTCTAATAGTTGTTCATATCTTTTTTTTAATAAAGAGTCCCAGTTTTTTGTAAAAATTGTATGGGCATCAACCTGCAAAAAATATTTATGGTCATAGTCAGCCATAAGAGAAGAAAGTAGTCTACCTACTCCAGTTCCAAGAGGCTCTTTATATTTTATTTCTACTAAGTTAATATTATTTAATTCAAATATTGGATCTGAAACATAGTCTTCTTCATCTATAACCATATTACATATTCCAAAATATAATAGTTCTGGGTCTGATGAATTTGCAATAGCGCTTTTTATTGTTTGTACTAAAAACTCTTCTTTACATGCAGCTATTGATATAAATATTGATTCCACTAAAGATGCACATCCTCAAGACATCTAGTACAAAACCAGTCTGCCTCACCTGCCAGCTTTCTAATTCCTCCATAAATAATCTCATTATTATTTATCTTATCAATAATATCGCCGTACATATATCCATAAACTATTGGTACTAAATTATGATCGCATTCATACATATACTAATCATACCATATTTGCAGTACCGTTGATTTTATGATATGATAGGTACATGGGAAAAACTGGGTGGACTAAAGATCTTGATGATAACCAAAAAGCTTATGTTATGGACTTAATCATCACTACTGTAAAAGAAATTAGAGAACAAATAGCACTTGATATTGAGGCTACTGTACCAGTATGGCAAAGACTAGGGTTTATGAAAAGCCGTAGAACTAAAGCAGCTTTTAAAGTTTGTGCTGCTATAGCAAGAGGACAAAACGAAATTAAATGATTAATAACATATTAAGATATTCTTCATGTAAGATATTTGGGCACAAACTAGAGTATGCTGGATCTTGTCCTTATACTAGGTTGGTATATGATTATTGCTCAAGATGTGAATCTATGATACCTAAGCAAGGTGATAAATAATGTGGTCTTGGGTTCTTGCAGCTATTGGTGTAACTGGAATATTTTTGGTAGGTCGCAAAACTATCTGGGGATGGCTCATTCTTTGTGTAAACGAATGTCTCTGGATTGCTTATGCTTTAGCAACTAACCAGTATGGGTTTATTGCAATGGCTGTAGCATATGCTGCTGTTTATATTAAATCGTTTATGCATTGGAGAAAAGACGCATAAATGAAGATAAAAATACAATATTATATTTATAATTTTTTTAGAAAAATAAAAAAAATAAGAAAGAAAAAAGATGGCAGATTCATATACTAAAAATAATGTTTTATATGGTATAGATTATGCATATAACTTTAATCAAGATCATTCTTTTTTATGGAATGTTAGGGTACTTGGACATGACAACAGATCAATAAAAAACTCTTCAGTAACATTAAAAACACACTTAGATAAACGTCTTAATGATTATAACCTTAATAATTTTGGGTTTAGAGATGCTGTAGATTTAACTAAAAATAATCCAGCTGACATTGTTGCTTTAGGATGTTCAAATACCTTTGGAATAGGATTAGATCAAAATTATATTTGGCCAAACATATTACAAAATAAAACTGGTTTAAGAGTTGCAAATTTAGGAATAGCTGGGGCATCCGTAGATTTACAATTAAATGCATTTTTATATTATTTAAATAATGTGGGATTGCCAAAATATGTTTTTGCACTATTGCCAGATTGTTTTAGATTTTCACACATTAAAGAAAATTTAAGTTATGATGCTACATCTTTAGATGCTCCTTTAAAAGCAATTACATCAGTGTTAACTGTAAATTTTTTAACAGGCGAACATGAAAATTTTGACAAAATAATCAAAACACCCACTGATGCAGAATACTTTATTTCTGGAAATCAAGCTATAGAACAATATATTTCTGGAATTTATGTAATTCAGTCAATTTGTAATTTATTAAATATAAAATTTTATTATAGTACATGGCATAATTTTGCAGAAAACATGTTGCTTAATTTTATGTTTAAAAATAATAATAGTGGATTAAACAAAGATAATTATATTTCTATTAATGGAAGTTTTGCTGAATGTGATGATTATCATGGAAACATAAAAGATGAAATTATAAAAAAAATGTGGCTTGTCGCTGCAGATGACAAACATCTTGGAATACATTGGCATACTCATGCTGCAGAATATTTTACTGAAAAAATAAAATATGATAATACTTGGAATAAATGAAACATCTCATGACGCATCAATATCTTTAATAAAAGATGGTGAGATATTGTTTGCTGGACATTCTGAAAGGTACAGTAAAAAAAAGAATGATTGGTACAACAACAAGGAAATTTATCTTGATATGCTTAACTATGGAACTCCAACACATATAGCATACTATGAACATCCTCAGCTTAAAAGATCACGTATATTTTTAAGGGGAGGTGCTGCTGATTGGAAGCCTAATATTCCTATGAATCTTCCAGTTAAATACTTTAATCATCATTATTCTCATGCCTGCGCTGGATACTATACAAGTAAATTTAATGATGCAGTCATAGTAGTGCTAGATGCAATAGGTGAATATAATACCTCAACAATTTGGGTTGGTGAAGGTGAAAAGATAAAACTAAAATACAAGCAAAACTATCCAGTTAGTTTTGGTTTATTTTATTCTGCATTTACAAAACTAATAGGATTGATGCCTAATCAAGAAGAATATATTATGATGGGTATGGCTGCATATGGAGACTGGACAAGATATTACAAAGAAATAGATGACTATTTCCCCTCAATTAATACCCAGTCATACAACTTCCATAAAGGCATAACAGACTGGAATTTACCAATATCAGATCAAGATAAATTTGATATTGCTGCAGCAGTTCAGATGGTATACGAGCAAAGACTAAATGATTTTATGCGTATGGCAAAAGCAATTACTGGTAAGAATAATTTAGTTTTTATGGGTGGGTGTGCTCTAAACTCATCTGCAAATACAATGCTATGGAATATATTTAAAGATATTTGGATAATGCCAAATCCAGGTGACGCAGGAAGTTCATTGGGTGCATCAGCAGCACTGTATGGAAAACACATTGAGTGGAAATCTCCATATCTTGGCCATGATCTTGGTGGTAGCTATCCTATTCAACAAATAGTTGATGGCATATTAAAAGATAAAATAGTAGCAGTAGCAACAGGTAGAGCAGAATACGGACCAAGAGCATTAGGAAATAGAAGTATATTGGCTGACCCTAGAGATCCAAATATTAAAGATAAGGTCAATCTTATTAAAAAGAGAGAACTATTTAGACCATTTGCTCCAGTTGTTCTAGAAGAGCATGCTCATAGGTGGTTTGACATGAACTTTACTTCTCCGTATATGCAATACACAGTTAAATGTTTGCAACCAGAAAAAATACCTTCGGTTGTACATGCTGACGGAACATCTAGAGTACAAACAGTAAATAGAGATGAACATCTTGGATTATGGGAAACAATTAATAAGTTTTATAGACAAACTGGTGTACCAGTTTTATTAAATACAAGCTTAAATATTAAAGGACAACCACTTCTAAATGATGCAAAGGATGTACTTGACTGGCAGAAGTATTACGGGTATACTATATTAACAGGCGACAGTAGCTTAGTTGGTTAAAGCCCCGAACTCATAATTCGGTAATCGTAGGTTCAAGTCCTACCTGTCGCACTAAGCACCAGTAGCCAAGTTGGTTAAGGCATCAGTCTTATATACTGAAGAGCGTAGGTTCAAGTCCTGCCTGGTGTACTATACCCCTGTAGCTCAGCGGAAGAGCGACGGACTTCTAATCCGCAGGTCGTTGGTTCAAATCCAATCAGGGGTACTATTATTTTTCGCAATGTGATTTGTTTGGAAATTTTTCCTTAAGCATTGGCTCTATATTATTAAATGAAGTGTCCGTTGTAGATAAAAAATCTGTGTCAATGTTTTTATAATCAAAAGATTTTTTTGTTAATCCAGTACGATCATATATCTTAACATCTTTAATTTTTAATCCACCTATATTAAACATATTGCCATAAAATGATCTATAAAGTAGTTTATCATTTTTGTTTAATATCTTATGCAAGTTTTTTTTATTTACTGGAAAAGGCACATGCAATTCATAGTCCAAGGGTTGCTCTATATTGTATCTTTTTAATTTATTAAAAGTTGTGACAAGCCTATCTATGTATGATGATGAGCCTGTTAGTTCTTTGTATAAGGATATTTTTTCAAGAAGAGTTCCTCCATAAAAATATTTAATATCACTTATTTTATTTACAATAAAAAAATCATCATTCATAATTATAAAATCTTCATCTATTTCCATGCTATTACATATTGCTTTAAGATTATTCATAGCATTTGTGTATGTATTTTTATCTTGACTTACTTCTATATAGTTGCCACAGTACCAATCTGGCCTGCCTCCTACAACCCATATATTAGAATCTGGAAAACTATTAAGAACAGATCTAATAGAATACCTTAGCTCTTCATTCTTACCATACCTACAAATATAAACAAAATCCATTTATATCCTTTTTATGTATATATCTGCGTACATATTTTCTTGTAATGCAAAACCTACAACTTCCCAGTCTTTATTTTGATCTAAGAATTCACATACTACCTCTATGACTCCATAGTCTACTCCATAGTCTTTGTCTACTATATAGTCGTTGAATCCAATTATTCCATCTTCCGCCAAAAGTGGCAGGGCATTCATAAGATCAGCCTTACAATGCTCATATTCATGGTTAGCATCAATATAAATATAGTCAAACTTCTTATCTAGTATGGGCATAATCTTATCGCTATAGCCTTTGTGATAAGTAATAGTCTTAACATTCTTAAATCTATTCTTTACAAAATCAAAGTGACCAGCTTTATTAAACCTATTGCAGTCAGGCCAGTCGTGGGCTTCAAACACGTCTATAAGGTCAATAGAGGCTGGTTTAACCTCCTTTATGAGTACTTCTGCGTAGTCACCTGCTAAAGTGCCTATTTCAAGAATCCTAGATCCTTTTGGTATATGCTTTGCATATTCTTCTTTATTTTTAAATAGCTTAGCATTATTTAGTTGCTCTTGAGATATTGTTTTAATTGTCATATATACATTATATCAGAGCATAGGGTATAATAGATTGCATGGGGTATTGGAAATACAATAATGAATAAGCTAAATAATTTTGGTCCAGTATATTTGATAAACTTAAAAGATCATAAGCATAGGCTATCTAGTGCAATCTCTCAGTTTAAAAAGTATGGTGTTATGGATTATGAGATAATTGAGGCTGTAGATGGAAGAAATAGCGATCTATCTCATCTAATCAATGGAGAATATCCAAAACTAAAGTCTTCTGAGATTGGTTGTATAACCTCACATATTAAGGCATTAGATCATTGGCTTAATACTTCTGATAGCGAGTATGCAATCATAATGGAAGATGATTTTAGTTTTGATACCGTTGATTATTGGCCATTTGATTGGGAGTATATAAAAAATAATATTCCAAGTAGTGCTGACATAGTTCAGTTAGTAATAATAAAAAATGAGCCAATATCTTTTAACCTTCACAAAAAAGAAAAGTACTCAAAGAATAATAAGATGACATATGAATGGTCAACTGCTTGCTATCTTATAAAAAGAAGTTATGCCAAAAAAATAGTATCTTTGCATTATTCTGACGGTAAATATATATTGCCTAGCCATGGATATGATAACCAAGCAGCAGATGTTGTTCTATACTCTTTAGGAAATGCATATGTAATGCCACTATTCACACATATACTTGATCCAAAAAATTCTATTAACTCAGACCACAACGACTTTCATACAGTATCAAAAAATAATATTGATTACTGGTGGAAAAATATTGCAAAACAACATAAGCCTGAAGACCTTGTTAACTTAAATAATAAAATATCACCAACAAAAATTATTAAGCCTGGATGCTTTACTATATTTCATGTAGAAGAAGATAGCAAAATAATGAAAAAAAGAAACGAACTAACTAAATCTGCTTCTAAAATTTTAGAAGAAAGTTTTGAAAAATTAGAAACTCCAACAATAATTATAAAAGACTTAAATCAGGTAAAAGATTTTTATAAAGAATCTAATATAAAAATAGATCCACTTGGACACTTTGGCACTGGTTGGAAGCCTGGAGAGCTTGGAATATGGGCAAGCAACTATACTGCTTGGGAAAATTTTGTAAACTCTGACTATGAATATTTAATTTTAATGGAAGATGATATTGTTCTTAATAAAAATTTTAATAATAGAATAACTAAATATATTCAAGAATTACCAGAAGACTGGGATGTTTTTACTGCTTACACTCCCCCAACTGGCAACATAAGATATAAAAAGAATAAAGAGTCTCTTCTAATAAACAAAGAAAACATATGCAAGGTTTATCAGTCTTGGTCCTGCCTATGCTATGTTGTAAGTAAAAAGGGTGCAAAAAAATTATTAAAAGAAGTTAAAAGTTATGTCAAAAGTCCTTTAGACAACTACCTTTTCTATCATGCTAACTTAAATGTTTATGCTATTAAGATGGAAAAGGGTAATATTTGTAACATATACCAAACAAAATCTACAGTTCAAGATGGATTAAGGTATGATGTTACTGGATATGTTAATTAAATTTTTTGTAAAAATACTCTATTGCAGATCCCTTGGGAAGAATATTTTTATTAATGTTTTCTCTGTTTAAAAATTGATTCCAAATTTGCAAAGTGTGTGCATCTTTACACTTATCAAGAACTTCTTGCAAATACTCTTTATCCCAAATCTTTTTCCATTGCCAGAAATGAACTGGATAAAATACCTCTGGTGTCTGGGCATACTTTAAAACATTAAACTTTTTTGCACCTTTGGTAACTAATAAAGGTCCTATCTCAGACCATACTATTTTACTTTTATCATAATTAACTGAATTCTTAATTAAAAACTTAATTAGCTCTGAGTCTTGTGGCATTCTTAATATACCATTTGCAAGTCTATCCTCTTCTTCAAACCCAAATAAATAATCTCCAAAATCCCAGTCTGATCTTAAGCAGATTGAGTCTGTATCTGTCCATGTAAGACCAGTCTTATGTATCATTGTATATCTAAACATATCTGCAAATGGTCCATAGGAGTTCTGTACCTTGAAAATTTCTGATTCTGGTATTATTTCATTAGCATCTTTCTTTACTATACCATTTGGAACAACCATATCCATGTCATAAACAAAAAGTGTAAACGAATGACCATAGTAAATAAAAGAAGATAAAGCTGTCTGCTCTACTTTAGTTAATGGTTTTCCTACCCAAAGCGATCCAAAATTAGCCATTATTCAAACATTCCAATTTTCTTTAAATTTAAAAAATATACAGAGTCTTTATCTAAATATAAAGTAGTCAAAAAAGTTGCAGCGATTGGAGCATATCCCTTTTGTTCCATTACTTTTCGGATAGAAGATTTATTAAAAAAGTCCATACTTTCATCTTCTATCATTATGAATGGAATTTTTTCTGTAGGGTTGTATGTTTCTATTACTGCAAGGTCAAGTCCTTCAATATCTATGTTCATAAAGAATGGCAATCTTTCAAAATGAGAAGTATGCATATCAATAATATCATTGATTGTTACTGTATCTACTTTTTGAATCCAACTAACTTCTGTATGTTGGCTTAAGGTTTTTCTGTCAGCAAATTCTTTTGACAATGTATTTGAAGAGTCTCTGCTATCAAATATATGAAATTCTTTTGTTCCTTTTTCAACATCAACAGCATAGTTATATAAAATATCATTTGGTCTTAACTCATGTACTAAAATATTAAAATATATGTTTGGATCAACTAAGGTGCCAGACCAATTGCATTGACTTAAAAAATATGTATTTGATTCTTTTACTGGATGAAACGAACCAATGTCAATATAAGTATTATACTGAAAAAGATCTTCTTCCATAATCCAAGATAGTCTTTTTAAGATTCCATCAAATATTGCATCTTCTCCATAAGAAGAATATGACCTAAAGTAATTATATTCCATTGTTATCTCCGTATTTATTTGGTATGGCCTTAATGATAGTGGGGGGCTTTTACACCCCCCAATACCACTACTTGTTTGCTGGCTTCTTTGCAGCAGCCTTCTT